GCGGCTCTTGTTCTGGCTGCTGGATCGGTTATTGCACTTAATGATTTATGAAGCATATCGAATTGTTCATCTACTCCTAAAGCAGCAAATTCTTGTGCATTAATTCCAATATCTTCAAAGCTCTTAGCCATAGCAGCATTTGACAAAGAATCTGCCGCGTTCTGGCTCATCTTAATTAAACCCTTGTACACAGTTTGAGTTTCTATTCCAAATTTTGATGCAGCACCTGTTAATCCTGTAAAAGCTTCTGTTGTAGAGCCTAGGTTATCTGCCATCTGTTGTTGTTCGTCTAAATTTTTAATACTATCTATTACTTTGTACAAAGTTGCTGCGGCTGCAATCGGTGCTGCAAATTTCATAGCCATTGAAGCTATTCCACCAAAACTACTGCTCATACTTTGAGTAGAAGATGCTGCAAACCCTTTGATTTTTTTACTAGCACTATCCAAACCGCTAGTTAATTTTGAACTATTGGTTGTTAATACTAGTGCTTCGCCAATTGTAGCCATATGTTTATTTAGTAGTTTGGTTATGAATACTTGACCATATATTCAACATTTCCAAACCCATTGTAAAGCTTACAGGTTTAGAACTTTCATATAATGGTAATAATTCGTGTGCTTTAATTTTGCTTCCCATTGTTCTACAAAATGCAGAACCAGTAATTGCAACTCCATCCGATATTTTTTGCATTGGAAATCCAAACAAAGATTCAAACGCAATCCACAAACTGTATTCGTCGCTATATGAAAATAGCCTTAGCTCAGAAAGTGTCTTTCCTAAAGCTAAAGCTAATCTCAATTCAAAACACAACTCGTTATCCGACATCAATTTTTTTTTGCGTCTTCAATCGAAGTTTTTGTCAATCCATTTACAACTAGTGCTTCCTTACTTATCCTGCTAATTATGCTTGAGTTCTTGTCATTCAATTTGTCAAAATCTTCTGTATCAAAAATCTTGACTCCTGATTCATCAACGCAACAAAAAATGCAAAGCCATACATCACAATCTGCTGACTTTCCTTCCTTATCTAAAACATCTGCAAGTGTTTTAAATCTGCTTCTTTCGGCACAACTCATGCTTTGTACATAGATGTCAATTTCCCATTCTGGAATCTTAACTATGTTCAATTTTCTATCTATCTTTGCGAATATTGTCTCTTTCATTTTTAACTCCTTGTGCAATTATGCTATGGTAACTAACCCGCTAACTTTAACTTCACCTTTGATTTTAATTACGCTTTCCATTTCAAAGCTAGTTTCCAACTTTGTAAGAAAACCATTAAAGGTAAAAGTTTGCGGATTTCCTGCTGCTGCTCCATCTTCATCGGGAGATGAAATTCTCCAGTTAATGTTATTGCCAGTAGGTGGAATTTGACCTCCAATTTTTAGCAAACCTTTAACAGCTACCAATGTGTTATATGTTGCTTTGCTGTAATCACATTCGAAACTTAATACACCGGGATCTGTTAAACCAGGTGTAAATGTACGCATTGTATTTGCCATATTTAAATGACTAGTTTCAATACTTGCGGTTTCTTGTGACGGGAGAGTAATGGTGGTAGCATCACTAATCAATGCATAAGTTGCAGTTCCAGGATCAAGTTCTAATTTTGCAGAAAAACCAATGAAAGCCATTTTGCCTCTTGTTTGTTAGTTGTGTTATCTATATTGTATTTAGCCACCAGAAGACAGAATTTTTTTAACTTGTTCTTTAATACTCAAGTTTAATACATTGAGATATGTATTGTACTTCGCTTGTAAAGCTGGTTTTAAATAAGGCTGTGCCAATACATGTTTTCCACCATGTTCCAGACCAGAAGCATATTTAAATGGATATTGTGGTTTCTTCTTTACATTGCGTTTGTATGACTTGCTAGCTCCCACCATACTTGCCCAAATACTTTTAGACTTGTAATTTCTAATTTGAATTCTTTGTGCCTTTTTTAATGATCCATGCAAACTTGGTGCATTTGATATGACTTGTAGTTTGACGGGCGCACTTGCTTTATTCATTGCTATTCGTATAATTTTATTATGAAAACCTTTTTTCAAATTTAATAAACTTTTGAATGGGTCTTTTTTCCATGTAATCATATGCTCCTACAAGGTTAAATCATCAAATTTAGTACAATCTAAAATTAATTCATTCTCGCCAACTTGTATGGATGTGATAATGTATGTTAAATCAAGCAGTTTTAATCTATCCGTTGCTTTTAAAGTTGGGAAATTTCTCACATATATTGTTTGGTCAGTACCTGTTTGTTCTCCACCAAAGTCTTTTTGTTTTTTGCTGTTATTGGTTTCTATACGACACCACAAATAAGAAGCACCAGTGAAGGCTTCTACATCTTGACCAGTTGCAGCATTTTTAACTACGGTTCTAGCAAAACGCCTCAATCTATTTGGATAGTCACCACTAGTATTCATCTTAAATTCCAGTTGTTAGTCATACCTGTCTTAAATTGGTCAACTATCGCCTTAAAGCCTAAAGGAAGTTGTTTTAGTTCAACTTCAGTATGACTATTTCTATTTTCATAGTAATGAGAGGCTACCAGCTTGATTCCTAGTTTAACCATCTCTGGTACTTCATTGTTTGCCCAGCCAGCTTTGTAATCCACATAAGCTTTTGGATTTTTAGTGGAACTTGTAATAGGATATGAATCAAGCCAAATACCACCTGGGATTGAAACAAGATCAGAATTGTAACTTGTTATTTCAGTTAATGTATTTGCACTGTTGTAGTAAAAAAAACCTTCAACGCTTATCAGCTTTGCACGCATAAAATAAATTGGACAATTCAAATATGGTACATGTTGACGAAAAGTTTGTTGGTGTACTGCTCTTCCTGTATAACTTTCAAAAAACTGTCTAGCCACAACAATAAAAGCAGAAATCAAAGTATCTTCAGCATCATCATTAACTCGCAAATGATTTTTCATTTCTTGCAATGTTACTGGTTCGGATTGAGGCTGCGTTAGAATTTCTAGTGTGTATATCATATACTAATATCTAGTATTAATATACAAAAAAAACATCTCAGTCAAAGGTGCGTATTTGACTGAGATGCTCATGAACTAGCGGGAGTTAGGGCTAGTTTATATTATGGTGCATCAAAGCTATTTAAAGATTTCACACAGCCATCATGTCCAACATATCGTCCGTCTGTACGCATTGAAAGAAGGAAACCAACTTGGCCAGTTGCAGCATACAATTCGTTGAACTTACTGATAACCATTGAAGGCGACACATCGCGAATTACATATCGTTGAAAGTCACCGAATAATACCAGTGATGCGTTATCGCCAGGTGATGCAAATGAAACCATCTCATTACTGATGTTCACATTATACCCATATAGTCGATCAGGTTCGCCAACTATTAAGCTAGGCTGCCAGATATATTGATTGTTCGAATCTTTGACTTTTCGCATTGCAGCAAGTGTAGTATCATGGCAAAGGAAGTTAGCATTAGCTCGATAACTTCTGTCTACACTATGAATCAAATCGATGATTTTGTCAAAGGTCATAGGATTACCAGTAGCAAGATTATTTGCTACAGTTGCAGCATTCAAACCTTGGCAACTAGAAGTACCATTCCCTGTAACAAATGCAACTTCTTGTCCTCTGGCAATTCTTTCAGCCAGCAATTCCGCAAGTAGTTTTTCTAAATCTACTTCAGAATCTTGTATTAATTCAGTTGAGATTAAAACGGTGGGTGAGACCCACTTCCACGATTTCAAAGTGATCTTAGAAAAGCTCGCGTCTACATTGGTTGGAATTGATCCAGCTTCACCTACAATAGTTGCAACATTTGAAACATCGCTTACTCGTGGATAGTCAATATCTACACCTGAATTAGTAGGTAACACTTTGCATATTTTACGCAAGTCGGAATAATGCTTCAGCTCTTTTTCTACTTCACTCGCCATATTAACTGGCACGGTGTGACCGCCCAAAGAAGCTGTGCCCTTGCTCATTGCCCTTAGATTCAAATGGTTAGATCGAAGAGAAATACCACACTGCGTAGCTCTTATTTCATCATCTGCGCTGAATTCGTTGTTCCCCGACAAGGCCCAAGCACGAATGCTCGCTTTTCGATCTTCATCGGTAACATCGCGAGTGGAAACACGACTTCCTGTGACCGCCTTTCGTCCCGCAGAATCACGCATTTCAGCTTCAGCTTTTTCTAGCTTTTCTTTTCTTTCTGAAGTTAAAACTTCAGTGGACAAAATGTCAACTTGCGAAAACATTGCATCCACATTCATCTGCTCTTCGCTGGTCAAATCTCTCTTTTCTGTTTCAGCTTGATCTATTACAACTCTTGCGTTTGCAACAAGTTTTGCACGCTGTTCTCTTAAATCTTGACTTTTCATATTCTCCTATGGGGTTAATATTTATTCTGTACTACTATCTATGATTCATTCTTTCAATTTTTTTCTCTTAATATGAGTTTGTATTTGAAAAGATTTTGAGACCGCATCTGTACACTTGTATTATTGTAAACAGGAAGTACCACCGGTCCTAACTCATACACATTACAATCGACTATTTCTCGGCTTGATTTAGATCGACTCCATTTTTCACCATTTGGAGCTACATCAAATGTAAAACTAGCACCAGATAAATCTCCACGAATAGCCAACTCTTTAATTTCTCTATGACTTTCAATATTTTCAGATAATGAAACCTCAAAATACAAACCTTTAGAATCTTCGTTTAGCTGCATTGTGCCTGAACTAGTTCTACCTAACAAGTAATTAGTATCATGATTCAAGCAACAGATAATGTCTTTGCTTTCCTTAATTGAGCGAGAAAAAGCACCTTTTCTAATAACCTCTTCGAATTGGCGGTTATATTGATTGACTAATGCTGGTGTGTCAAATATTGCTGCGTATCCGCATAATTTGTTTTCTTTACTATTGAACGAAGTCTCTATTGTTCTCTGTTCGTGTTTCATTCATTCTCTGTTGTTGGTGGTGTTACTTCTGGTGGCTTTACTTCTGGTGGCGTTACTTCTGGTTCAATCATAGGGCCATAATTTTCAATTGCTCGTATTTCATTCTTAGTTAAAAAGCCGCTTGTTAATGCAACATCATACGCAGCATATCTACTTGCAATATCGGCTCTTAGGAGGGTTGTCGTATCAAATTCTATATAATGACTAGCTTTATCTTCTTTTGATAGTAACTTCTTTTCAAATTCTTGTTCGAATTTTACAAGCCATGGAGTTAAGCAAGAGGATAGATATTCACTTTGTAAGGTTTCTAAGTTGCCCCATGTTGCTTTTTCTAAGCTGTTGATTTTAGATGGTGGAATACACAACAATTGACTAACTAGATATGTAAAGTATTTTAGTATCTCCACATATTGTGTCTGTTCATTCGTTTGTGTGAATGGGGTAAAAGTTAAGCCCTCTTCAAGAATTGCTACCTTCCCATTATTTTCAACGCCACTATGTAAATATTGCCAGCTTTTTCTAAGGTTCTCCCGTGCAATTTCATTTATTTCGCCTGGAGCATTTATAACACCTGATGGCCTACAAGCATTAGCAAAAAATGCGTTTCCATGTCTCTGTGTGTTAATACCAAACGCAAGCGTTTCTTTTGCTATCTTTAAGAGAGAGCTTCCTTGCCCAAGCCCATTTGCTGAACAACCAGGGATATGAATAACATCATTACTTGTTAGTTCGGTGACCGAGGTTCCGAGCTTAATTCTATAAACTAATTGATTTGCTTCATCCCGATCGATTTCTATATTCCCTGGATGAATTGGATGTAGTCCTATAGGAACTCCGGCGTTGTTTCTTTCTATTTCCGCTACACAGAAATTATGTAACAGAGCATGATGCATCAATGTTTCAAAAAACACGGGGCGAGTCATTTCTGAATTTGGTTCATTCAAAAGCAAATTGTAAATAGGATTATCAATTGCTTTTTCTCGCTGCACTCCCACTTCTTTGTACAAAAAGGGCTGTAATTTGCCCACATCTTGTGCAATTATTCTGATTCCCATGTTTAAAGCACTAAGACCAATCGCCGTTTGTTCATTTATTACGACGCCATTTCGTATAGGGTTTTCGCCTAAATAGCCAGCGTTTGCCAGTTGTTCCCAGGTTATGCTGCGTTTGCTCTTTGAGAATAGTTTACTAAAAAATGCCATACTGTATCTAGTATCTAAATGATGAAAACTCCTCTTCCTTCATAGACACTTTTCTTATTTGTGCCAGCACTAAGCGCGCAAGCTCGACCAAATGCCATAACTGTACTTATCGTTGCGTCTATCTTGTCCACACTTTTTTCTCTGCTTGGTTTATAATTTTGAAAACTATCAATGTCTAATTTTGTATTAGCTAAACTCCACCTTAAGAATTTATTGTTGCCATCATGCATTATTCTTTGTTCGTTTAGTGCAACTTCAAAACTTTTCATGGGGCTGGTAAAATGGTTGTGTGTTTGAGGTTGTCTATACACTGTAATATTTTCTGCCTGTAACTGCCCGGCCATCTCCATTGCGTTGTATTGATCGAATATGATTTCCTTTAAATTGTACTGCGCTTTGCATTTTTTTAAGAAAGCATGCATCGAAAAATAGTCATTAACACTTCCTTTGCTAATTGTCATGCTTCCTTCAGCTTGAAATTCCAAATATTTTGGCATGTTACTCGCTTCTTTACTTCTACTTTTAACACCTTCTTCGCATACCCAAGCGTGACTAACAATATAATATTTATTATCTGGTAAAACAAATACAAGTGTTATGCTGCTCGGATCACTCACTTGGCTTAGATCACAGCCAATGAATAGCGGCATGTTTTTATATTCTTCTAATCTTAAAGTTTTTGCACACCGGTCCCATTTAACAGCATCAATCCAATTTTCAGAAGATTGTGTCCACATATTTAAACGATATCGTTTGAAACTTATGAAATCTGCTACTCCACCATTCTTTGCCCGTTGAAAATCACGCCGAAAATCATCTTCGCCAAAACTAATAGTAGGCTCTCCTTTTTGTGCCATGCTAGGATTTGATAGTCTCCAAACATTTGGGTCTTCTATGTCTGCATTTTCTGGTATCGTGCAAATATAAGGAAACAAACTTGTGTCTATTATCTGGCCGTTTTGTACTGATTGCGCATATTTAAAAATATCATACCAAAAATGACTAACATCGTTTCCAGCCGTGCTAATATTAACAAATAAACCTTTTCTAGCAATGGTACTATATTCTAAACTTCGATAAAGTTTGTTGCTTTGATGAGCATGAGTTTCATCTATCAGAGTAAAGAAACTATTTTCACCTTCGTGGCTTGCACTATCAGATGATAAACTTTTGTATCTGGCGTTTCTTTTTGGATATTTGATTTCTTTAAGACTATCAACACATTTACAAATCTTATTTAGTTTGCGGTTGTTCATTATGCTGTAAGCTAGTTCGCGATACACTTGACTAGCATTATTTATACTAGTGGAAGCTGAAACAACAAAAGGACTAGGAATATTAGTATTAATCAAAGCGTTCAAAAGCAAACTACTAACGAGTAAAGTTTTACCTTGTTTTTTAGCTGTGCTGATGGTGGCTCTAGTGAATCGTGGTGTACCATCTTCTCTTAGCCAACCAGCTAATTCTCTTACAATATGTTTTTGCCATGGCAATAGTTTTATTGTTTTTCCAAGAGTTGATGGAATACAGTAGGTTTCTATAAATCTAATCTGCTTATCTGCTATTTCTTTATTAAAATAGCAGCCTTCTTCTATTGCTTTGTTATCATTTGTCTCATTGTGCATATAATATTTATGCAACTCAACGAGTTTCTTTGTTATTTAAATAGTTTGTAGTATTTTCTTTTCCATGCCATATCATATGACAGTTAGCACAACAAGCTTTATAATCATTGATGTCTCTTGCTGGATATCTTAGATGATTAGCATCTGTTGCTAAAAGCGTGCAACCTGGATATTGGTAGGTACAAATGGGGTTTTTGTTTAACAATCTTCTTCTTAATTTATAGTGTTGTTTGTTATAGATTTGGTGTTTTTTAAGAACCATCTTATTTTGTATTGGAACTATTGGTATTTTGTGTAAGGGTTTATCAGAATAATCAGACTCCGAATTCATCTGTCGTCTCCATGATTGTTGGTTTAACTACTTTGTCTGTGGACATTCCAAATCCTCTGGCATAAAGAGAATACCATTTCATTAAAGCAAAATAACGAATCCATCCGTTCTTAGCTTCATCAGGTTTTAGCTTTGAAATTTCACTATATGTTTTACACAAAATGACAAAAGAATCAAAAGTGGAATCGTTTAACAATCCTTCTTTCTTTAATCTGCCGTAGTGTCTTTTCCAAAACTCAGAAGCTATTTCATCCAGCTCTTTTGGTTTATTCAACATAAAAAATCCTTATTACAAGTTCTATTATTTCTTAAGGAGAGGACCGAGCCCTTCCCTTGAGATTTCAAACATTGTTTTTTCGGCCTAATTCGCATGTTTTGTGTCCTTTTTTCTCTTCGATCGGCATATTTCATGCCCGTCATGGAGTACCATAACTTACTTGAGTTATGTTTATGACTGCACACCATCGTATATTTTTATCTGCTATTCCTGTAACAGCTAACTGTAATGCTTCGTTGGTGTTATCTGCTGTGCATACACA